CATATGAAGAAAGAAGAAGCATAATTTTAACTAAAATGAGGGGTAGCAAAACAACTACTATCGAAGTAGTAAAGCAACTTGCATACTCCTTTTTTGATGTTGAAAATGTAACAGTTGAAGAAGATAATGCACATTACATTTTTAATATTACTTTAGAAAATGCAAAATTTAAAAGTAGTAATTTTTCAGACCTTATTAATGCAATTGAACTATATAAACCAGCTCACCTTAATTACTCATTTACTTTTGCTTCAAAGGGAACTGTAGTAATTAATAGTAGCCAGAGAATAGCATTATCTAAGTTGCCAGAGTGCAATACATTTAGAGTAGGTACTTGGTGGAAACCTTATTCAGACGGATATGGCAATATAGGAAAAGTAATACAAGCAAGAACTTATGATGGATATAGCAATTTACCTATTTGTGGATTATATAAAAATATAATAAAAATGTCAAAAGAGGAATTTGAATTAATACATAATCCAAGTAAAAATAATATTGTTGATTATGCTTTTGTTGATTATGCTATTGTAACAGAAACAGAAAGTATAAGTTCTAAAATAGGCGAATTAAAGATAGGATATAGCAAAATTTTATAACTGAAAGAAGGTGAATATATGGCATATAAAAAGAAAGTATGGAAAACCGGCGATATTATGAAACAAGAAGATATTAATAATATTGAAAATGGAATATATGAAGCACATCAAGAATTGCAGAATCTGCATAATTATGATGACACAGAGATAAAAAATATAATAGGATCTGGAACATTATCTACAACAGCACAAGATTTAAAAGGTGCAATAAATGAGGTTTTTCAATCTGCCAGTAATGGTAAAACTTTAATTGCTCAAGCTATTACTGGCAAAGGAGTAACAACAAGTAATACAGATACGTTTCAAAGGATGGCTACTAATATAAGCTTGATAAGTGGAAAGGTTACTGGGAAAATATTAACACTTGATAATAAAAAATATACATTATCTGAGGATGATAATGGGAATATAACTGCTACAATAATCAAATTTAGTATAACTAATAAATTAACTAATGTAAGTAATAATAACTCTGCAATACAAGTAGATTATGGAAACAGTTACTCTGCTACTATAACTGCTAATAGTGGGTATGGAATAAATTCATTAAGCATAACTATGGGAGGAGTAGATATAACTTCTACCGCATATTCAAATGGGCAAATTAATATAAATTCTGTCACTGGAAATATAATTATTACAGTAACAGCTAGTGTAACTATTGATATATCAGGAAGTTTTGGATATATACTTGGTGCTATAACAGAATGGGAAGTAATTGGAGATAGTATAACAGATGAAGGTATGCTACCATTGACTAAATATCCAACAATCTTAAAAAATCAATATACTAATATATCAACTGTAAACAATTGCGCTAAAAGTGGAGCACATATAACTAATAAAACAACAGGATATAAAACATTTTCAACATTAATAGATGAAGGGTTAAGTGGGGCTTCTGCTAATGCAGGTCTAGTGACTATATTTGGTGGTGTCAATGATTATTTGCAAAATTGTGATATAGGTACAACTAATGATACAGAAGATACTACATTTTATGGGGCATGCAAAAAACTTATAGAAAAAATCAAAAATAAATTTGCACAAGCTGAAATCATATGGATAATACCACTTAACATGACAAACGGTACATTTAACACTAACTCAAATGGAATTAATAATGCTGGTAACACATTGGACGATTATAGAACTGCTATTAAAAATGTATGTACTACTAACAATATTAAAATAATAGATGTACATGAAGATAGCGACTTGCAACCAAGTACATTAAGCAGTGACGGTCTACATCCAACAGCTGACGGACAAGGATTACTAGCAAGTAAGTTTAGAAAATATATTCCATACATTCCAGCACAACCAACTACAGAATTAACAGTAAGTAATATTGCAGATATAACAACAGTAGAAAAAATCACTTTCAACATAGTTTATTCAACATCAAAATCAGTTATAAAACATGAAGTATCTTGGGATGGTGGAAATACATATTATGATAAAACAAGTGATGTAACATCCAACAATTTAACTTATACGTTTACACATGACGCCAATGCAAGTGCAGGAACTTATAATATGGCTATAAGAGTAACTACAAGTGACGGTGAAATAGCTACAAGTAATATATTTACATTAACGGTAATAGCAAGTCCTACACAAGATACTTATACTAATGCGGTAATATCAGATTTCAAAACAGTAGGTAAAGTGGATGATTTAATCATAGACAGTAATTCCAATTTAACTGCATCATCTGTTGGACAGTGGGGTATGTGTTATTTAAATAAAAATATATCTAAATTAAAATTCACATTAAGACCAAATGTTGCAGACTATGCGTGTTTATGCTGGTATATATATAATGATAACGGCGATGATACTTATAATATGATAGCATTAGGAATAGGAAGTGACCATGGACAAGAATTCAAAATGACAATACCAGGAACAGGCGTTTCAAAAATAGCAAAATTAACATTACCTGATATAAATAAAAATGACATATTAATCGTAGAATATAATGGAACTTCACAAAAAATTACAAAAGAAGATGGAACAGTTTTAATTACATTAGAAGGTAATATGAGCGGTTGGTGTGGACAATCTTCTAGTTCAATACCATTTTGCTCTAATGTAAAATATATTGAAAAAGAAAATACTGATACGGTTTTATTAGATTCTAATGGTGCATATATTGTAGATGATTTTTCAAGCAATATAGTAGATCCGAGTAAATGGTCTTATGAACTAGGATATGTTAGGAATAGTGAAACACAAAATTATGTAAATACTAATGCAATAATTAATGATGGTATTTTAGAATTAAGAGGTTTAAAAGATAGTAGCGGGAATTGGACTTCATCTTCTATTATATCAAAAGGTCATTTTGCATTTATGTATGGGAAAATAGAGGCACGTGTTAAATTATGCAACTCAAATGGAGCATTTGGAGCATTTTGGACTTTAGGAGATAGTTTTGAATTTGGATATAAAGAAAATGGTAGCCCGGATACTTTGGGCGAATGGTGGGCGTATTGTGGAGAATTTGACATAGTTGAATTTTATAATAAAAAATTAACTTGTGGTGTATTCTTTAATCAAAAGGAAGAAAGTGGCCGTGTATGGTATGACAATTATGCTACGGGTGATTGGCATATATTTGCAATGGAATGGGCAACAGATGGTAGCTTGAAATTTACTATTGACGGTAATGTGCTATCTACAACTAGTGCTACTGATAACAGAGCATTCCATATACCACACTTCATTTTACTTAATCAAGCAATTGGTGCTAGTGGTGGTACTCCTGATAGTAGTACAACTGAAATAACTCAATATGTTGATTGGGTTAAATATTATCCTTTAAGTACAGAAAATGTAGTACTTAATAGTAGTGATTTCACAATTCAAGCAACAGATTTTAATGAAAATAATTGTGTAGTTAGAGCAACGTTTAATGACAACTGTATCAACAAAGCTTTAAGCTGGGAATCAAATAATGAAAGTGTTATTACTGTTCATAGTGGATTTTGTGTTGCAGCTAGTTCAAGTGGTTCAGCTACTATCACAGCAACTTCTAAGAGCGGTGTTTCAAAGAGTATAACATTAAATGTCAGCAATAACGCTATATCACATTAGGAGGTGATAAACTTGAGAACTCTTACAGATAAGGCACTTAATAAATTAGCAAATTATTATATTAGCAAACTAAAAAATGTTAAATATACACTTGATGGAGAAGAAAAAGAAATAGATTTTTTTTCTAAAAAAGTAATAGGAAATACTGCTTGTGCTTATGTATTCTTTGATGAGAATTACAAAGGAAAAATTACAAATATAAGAGTAATAGATAAAGATGGGGATATAGTAGCACAAGACAAGAAAGTCTATGAAAGAACTACTGATAAGGCATTGTATATAGCATTTAAGCATGAATTTACGGAGGTGTAAAAAATGAGTATATATACAAAGAATGAATGGATAGACCATATAGAAGATGTTGATACAGGAGAAGTATTACAAGTTGGTACTTTGTATTGTGCTAGACTTATGAATCATATGGAAGATGGCATAGAATCAGCACATAGTGAAATGATTGCAATGGAGACAGCTGTAAAAAATATGCAAACGAAAGTAAAAGTATTAGAAGACAATCTTATAAATAATATGCCACATAACAATTTCTTAGAAGACTTAACTACTCTAGATGATATAATTATTACCGATGGCATATATAATAAAACATTAGCAAAAGTATATTACTAGGAGGTGATTAAATGGCAGTAGGTGATATAGTAAAATTTGGGATGTTATCAAGTAATGGAAATACATATAAACAAAAAAGTACAATTGAAGCATTTAAAAATGGATATTATAACTTTAATTACACTAATTTTAACTTCATAGATGCATTAGATGAAGATAATAAATGGACTTGGATAGAAGCTAATATAGATATTGGTAAAATATATATATGCCCTTCTATAATAAAGGTAGGAAGCTATAATCAATTACAAAGAGTTTTAAATAAAAATATGAATATAGGTGGAAAAACATATCAACTTATACTTTTAACTAGAGAACAGATTGAAGAACAAGTTCCTATTAGTATTTCACGACAAATAGATTTTGCTTATAATACAGGTCAATCTGTAGAAGCTTATACTTGCACTACTCAGCACTGGGTAATAAGTTATGGTCATATATCAGAAGATGCTGTATACATGTGTTATTTCGATAAAATGCTTGATGGATGGATGCATTATACGGCTGCAAATCCGGAGCCAAATGATACAGATTATTTCGGTAACTATAATTATCAAGACATAGATGCATCAAGTACGTCAGCGGGTTATATTCCAATATTAAAACTTATTAATTCCACTCCTACTATCAGTGGAAAAGATGAAAATTTAAAAGACAAAACAAGTAATTTCAGTATTACTTATTCAGTAAATGATAATGATGTAGCAGATGAGTTAACTGTAAATGAAAAACTTAATGGAGACATTATAAGAACATTAAAAAATCCTGTTAAGGGAAAGGAATTGACACTAACTATTAGCGAAGAAAGATTTGCAAATTTGAGTGTTAATAGCACCAACACTATAGAAATAGAAGTAACAGATGGGCAAGCTACTACATATAGAAGATATACATTTGTAAAGACTAATTCAGCACCATTTATAACTTATACAGGGCAAGTAGACTTAGGAGAGTTAACAACTAAACCTAGTATTACTTATTCAGTTAAAGATAATGAAGGAGATGCAATAACTGTAACTGAAAAATTGAATGGTGAAGTAATAAACCAATTTAGTGCAACTTCAAATACAAACTATACAGTAGGAATAACTGATACGTTTTGGCTTACTTGTGGATCTAATACAAATACAGTAGAAATAATAGCAAGTGATGCTCTTGGCGGAAGTAGTTCAAAGACTATTACATTTTCCAGAAAAATAACAAAACTACAAATAGTTATGAAAAATGCAATAGAAACAGATGCAAAAGCAACAAAGATATTAGTATCCCCTCAATGGACCACAACTGGAGGAGTTGGAAAAGTAGAAGTATGTAACAATGGATTTGACCCTAATCCTAAATGGGAAGATGCAACTACTATGGTAGTACTTAATAGACCTCATTTATTTACTAATACAAGCAAAACTGCTTCCAAATGGGGAATCAAAATAAGAATAACAGTCACAAAGAATCAAGGATATGATGGAGAAGTTGCTATATACGGATTTGGAGGTGCCTATGAGTAATGAAAATATTTCATGAAAAATCATTGATAGAAATAAATAAGGAAAAAGAAGAAAATGGAAAACTAAAAAAGGAAGTTGAAGAATTAAAATCAGAATTAGAACTAACTCAAGCTGCATTGAATGATTTATTATTTGGAGAAGAAGGAGGTGAATAAGAATGGCTGGATATTTAGCATTACAAATAATGAAAGGCAACCTTAGTTATGCAAAGGTTATGAGTAAGTTTAGTAAATATAAAGAACGAATAGACATTATATTAGTAGCAGAAGGCAGAGAAGATTTGATAGAAAATTAATCTTCTCTTTTTTTATTATCATTTAAGAGGATCTTCATAGGTCCTCTTTTTTAATAAGGAGGGATAAAATGTCTTATAATAAAAAAGTATGGAAAAGTGGAGACAGAATTACAAAAGAAGCGCTAAACAATATGGAAAATGGTATAGAGACAGCACATCAAAATTCAGGTGGAACAGGTTCGGTAGCAATAGTAGATAATTTAAACAGTAATAGTTCAACATCTGCTTTAAGCGCAAAGCAAGGTAAAGAACTTAATAATAAAATGCCTGCTAAATCTATAGTAGAAGGTGGGAAAATATACCTAGCAAAAGAGGATGGAACAAAATTAGATAGTGGTACTGAATTACCTACAAGTAGTGGAACAGTTACAGATGGAAAAGAAATAGAACTTCAAAAAAGTACAACTCATATACAATGGCGCTATGTGGGGGATACGAATTGGATTAATCTTGTTGCGTTATCGGACTTAAAGGGCGCAAAGGGGGAAAAAGGGGCCACTGGAGCAACTCCGAATTTAAAAATAGGAACAGTAACTACACTTGAGAGTGGGAGTAATGCAACTGCAAGTATTACTGGAACAACTGAAAATCCGTTATTAAATTTGAGTATTCCAAAAGGAGCGAAAGGCGATAAGGGTGATACCGGTGCTAGTAGCGAAGGTACTATTGATACTCTAGTGACTACTAATATATCAGGTAATACTTTATCACTGACAACAGATAAATATCAAACCACTACTATTGTAGATGGGACTGAAATTACATTGCCAATAGTTACTTCTTTTACTGAAATTCATTTATTTTTTAATACAACAACAGATTTAACATTAACATTACCAGCTTGCAAATGGCAAAATGGAAATACTCCAACAATATCAGCTAATAAAACATATGAATTTATTTTCACATATACCACAGAATGGCTAGGTGGGGTGATTGCTTATGAGTAGTAAACTATTAATGAATAATATTGTAGGGGGTGATAATATGCAAGTACAAAAAGGAACTGTTATTGCTACAAATACTGATAAGCCAATAACTGTAAATGATTTAAATTTTACTCCTGATATAGTTTTAGTAAGAATCAAAGATATATCTACATATAATACAGTTCACTCACTATTTTGGATATATACAAAATATGCATCTTGTAGCATTCGTACAGATAGTGGCGGTATAAAAAATAATATTTTAAATAAATGTATGTATACTGACCTAGGATACACTAAAGGGGAGACTACTATTACGGTAAAAAATAACTCGTTTACTTTTTCAAGTTTAAGTAGTTATGGACCTATTCAAGCTGGAGATGAATTTGAATATGTAGCCATAGCGTATGATGAAAATAAATATACTGGAGAAGTGGTAATATCTGATACATCCGAGCAAACATTCGATATAGATAACACACCAGATATTGTTATAGCCCGTTATATTGGCGATACTAATGGAAATATTGATGTAATCATTAAACGAACATTTTTATGGATATATACAAAATTTGCAACATTTACATTCAGAACTGATAGTGAGGGATTTGTTCAAGGAGGATTCCAGGCATCTACTTTTTATAATGATTGTGGATATATTAAAAACACTTCATTTATAACAATTACAGATAAAATAGTCAGTCTTAAAAAGGTTAATGATTTATATCCCCTTAATATTGGGGATGTAATAAGCTATAGCGTTATTAAATATGAATAAATTTAAGGAGGTAAATTAATATGTATGCAAAATTAAATAATGGTGCATTAGAATATGCACCAAGTAATTACAAATTAAACGATGGAAGAACTATAGTTGGATTCAACAAATCTGTACCACTAATGACTAGATATGGATTTAAAGAAGTGATAGACCAACAACCAAGCTATGATGCAGATACTGAATATCTAGTAATAACAGGATATACAGAACAAGATACAACAATAACTATAGTATATGCAGTAAAACAAATGGATTTAGTAGAACAAGAACTAACTATAGACGAAAAAATAACACAACTTAAAAATGTGGACACAGAACATGAGGAAGCATTAGCACAATTAACTGACATGATAATATCTTTACAAGAAGGAGGTGCTGAATAATGGCTAGAATATATGCTAACTTAATTATAAAGAAACGTAGAACAATAGAACAAGTACCTAAAATGTTTAAAGATGAGACTCTTAAGATATTAGAAAAAGATGGATATGACGGATATGGAGAACCTTTAGTATAAGTACATCAAAAATATTACGAATTACACAATTTGAATCAATTGCGTAAGAAATATGTTTATAAAAATGAAGTCATGTTAATACTTTCTAATAAAAAGGAGTGTTGGCATGGCTTTATTATATATAGCGTTAGTATTATGTTTAATAGGCATATTAATAGGTATTTTGTCTATAATAGGGATAATTGTACTTTATAAGTCAATATAGAAAGTTAAAGGACTTAATTAATTTTAGGTCCTTTTTTAATGTAAAAAAGGGGTGATATTATGGATTTTCATTGCTGGAATGAAGAAGGGTGTACAGTAGAATTAGATGAAAGAGAGAGACAAGCATATATAGATTATGTTCAAAAGAAAAATCCAGGGCAACAAATTAAATATATTACAGTAAAATTAGATGGAGATTATGTTGATTTGAAATATGAAGTAGTTCCAATTCCATTCCAAAGAATA